AACTCTTTGGAATATCTAAAAGAGATGACTGGAAAGTGGCATATACGAGAACGATGGATTGAAGTTGACGGCGAGCATTACAAGTTCACCCAAGACCGAGATACCATGATCCTTACGGACCACATGGGCGCGGCATATGCCCGACTTTCGGTTCGTCTGGAGACGCCCGCTCCAGATGGTTGGTTTTGGTTGCGCAATTGGGCGGAAAACGAGAAGTTGTGGGAGAAGGTCTGCCATCACTTTGAGCTTGGCACGGAGGTCGTGCAGGTCTCGCCGTATGTGGACACGGTAGCGGCAAGATTCTTGTATAGTCCACTGGAGGCAAAAAATGAACAGGCGACCAAGAAGGCTTCTGGCGAAGAGAGTCGAGACGAAGGCATACTTTGAGCCTGGCGTCAAACGAGCGGGTGACAACACCGCTGTCGGAAACTATGTAAACTTTTTACTCGGAGTTGTTCTCGTAATTGTCGTCTATCTGATTGCGGGGGCGTTTGGGCTCTAATGTCAGCGCCAACTCGTGAAGAGATGCTTGAGCTCGGTCGTGCAACCGGTCGCGCGGCAACGCGTGAGGACGCCGAGAGTATCGTTGCTGGCTTGATGCAAACTGTCCGCTCGGTAAGAGAAGAGTCGGGACACGACAGCCAGATCGCGTGGTCGCTCATGGCTGCAATTGAGGGAATACGAGAAACGATGAAGCGGCTAGATGCGAAGGATTAAGGCGTTTGCCCTGCTTGTGGTCAACGCCGTGGCGACGTTGGTGATATCTACTTTCGTTGGTGTCGCTGTCATGGCTGCCGCCGTGATTACTGGTGCGGCAATATTCCTTGGGATTTTGCGGCGGAAGTAATGCGCTTCCACTCAAGGTCAATCAAGGTTGACTCTTCATATATCCCGCGACCAAGATGCGCTGAGTGCCTGCAGTACCATTTTTCAGAACCCTGCAAGTCAATAAGCGCCCCGTGCCGATCATCTTGTGGGCATACCGGTCCCCAGTACCAGCCATCTGAAACCCAGCGCAGGCGCACCTCGTCACGGGTGGCGGGAAGCTTGCCACCGTACAGATTGGGCTCGCGGAGCGCACGTTTCCTTGACATAAGAGCGATAGTATGATTGAAGATGAGCAAGTGTCAACAGCAGAGGTCCCCCAGCCAGACCCCGAGGAGATCATCTTGACGTGCGCCAACTGCGGTGCCAAAATGGATGAGCGACGCTGTAAACTAGTGTGTGAGTGCGGGTATTTTGCCTCGTGCTCGGATTATTATTAGGAGGCAAGAGATGACAAGTCCTGTGGTTCATTTTGGTAAGTACTCCATTGACGAGCAGCTAGAACTTCTTGACCGTGATCTCCGGGCGTACCAGCGCATCTGGCTGATTGAGCGCAGTCCAGAGGGAACGTGGGGAGTTGCGATCGTCAAGGATCTCCCGAAGCATCAGTGGCCGGAGCCAAACGAGTACGGGGTCGTACCCCATTCGGATACCTACAAGTGCATTGTCTATCGTCGTCATGAGTGCCTCGCCAAGGCAATTTTTGAGGCACGAGAAGACCTGTTGATCCGCAATGAGAAGGAAGATCAAGAAAGCCACGATGCAGAGGCTGAAAAGAAGTTCACGCAGCCAATCAACCCAGACCCAGTTACGGAGATTGCCAAGACCCTAAAAGAGTAGTGACCGCTGAGAGAAAGGATAAACCCAGCGGTCGCGAACATCATAAGCCATTGCAAATCGTGTATGCTGGTGTTATGACAAACCGAGGAGGGGCGCCAACAGACCGAGTATGGGCAGTTTACTTTTTGTACGCCCAGTCGTTTCCTGTGTCAATCAGCCTTGACCAGCGCCTCCCAGACGACAAGGAGCCGTATGCGGTCACCATTGCCAATGGCGAGGATGTCTTCATCCGACTTTCCGATGTTGAGGTCAGTTGGCTAATCGCCAAGAAAGTGGGGGTATCGTGAGCCGATTACTGCTTATCGTTCCGAGCCGCAAGCGACCCAAGTCTTGCGACGAGCTGCTCACTGCATTTGAGCAAACGGCGGAAGACGCCGATATTCTCTTTGGCATTGATGATGACGACAAGAGTGAATACTCTGAGCGGGTTTTGAAGAAGTCGTCTATCAACCCACGACTCCGAATGGGCGGAACGCTCAACCTCCTGGCAACACAGAACGCTGAAAAATACGAATTTTTGTCGTTCATGGGCGATGACCATCGCCCTCGCACGAAGGGCTGGGACAAAATACTCTGCGAAGCTATTGGAGATCGCCCTGGCGTATCGTATGGTGACGATCTGCTTCAGGGCGCAAACCTACCAACCGCCGTAACGATGTCGGCAGAAATTGTGCAAAGACTTGGATATATGGTGCCGCCACAGTTGGTACATATGTACATGGATAATTTCTGGCGCGATTTGGGCGTACAGATTGGAAATCTTCAATTCAGACCAGATGTCGTCATAGAGCATATGCACTATCTTGCTGGAAAATCCATTAATGATTTGCAGTACCAAGAAGTCAATGCGCCTCATGTGTACGAAAAGGACCGTCTCGCATACGAGGAATATCAGAAGACTCAAATGCCAACCGACGTCATGCTGATCCTGCGAGCATGAAGATACTTATCACTGGACATAGGGGATTTGTTGGTCGGCACTTCACGAAATACTATCGAGATCGCGGGCATGAGGTATTTGGGGTAGATATCACCGCCGACTCACCCCGGGACGCTAGGGACTTCTTCAGAAAAGACGATATCCAATGGGATTTGGTCATCCATCTCGCGGCTGTGGTCGGCGGCCGAGCAAAGATTGAGGGCGATCCGCTGTCTGTGGCGGTTGATCTTTCAATTGACGCAGAGATGTGGCAGTGGGCAATAAGGACAAGGCAGCCACGGGTCGTATACTTTTCATCGTCCGCTGCATATCCGATTGAGCTTCAAAGGCGCGAAGACCACGTCTCGCTCGCAGAGCACATGATCAACCTTAACGACGTCCGTAGCCCAGACTTCACCTACGGTTGGTCAAAGCTGACAGGTGAATACCTCGCACAGTTTGCCGCTGCTGAAGGGGTCAAGGCTCACATCTTTCGCCCATTCTCAGGATACGGAGAAGACCAGGCCCTTGACTACCCGTTTCCGTCATTCATTGACCGCGCACGCCGCAGGGCAGATCCGTTTGACGTTTGGGGCGATGGGCTGCAGACTCGCGACTTTGTTCACATCAGCGATATCGTTGAGACCGTAAATGCAGCCCTTGAGCAGGATTATCCTGATCCGCTCAACATTGGAACTGGTCGAGCAACATCGTTCCTCGCCCTAGCCGACCTAGTCTGCGCCGAGGCTGGGTACAAGCCAGAGATCACCACCCACCCAGACAAACCGGTCGGAGTGTTTTGGAGGGTGGCGGACCCAACCCTGGCGTTTCATGTCTGGAAGCCGCGAGTCACGCTTGAGGAGGGCATTCGCAGAGCGCTTTTGACAAATTAGCGCATAGGGTCTAAGATGCAGAAAGGAAGGAGGGCTGTATGCGAAAAGCAATACGGCTGTATAGCAATATAGTTTTATGAAGACCTTTGAGCAAACTTTCAAAGAAATCTATGACGAGGCGTTTGAGCTTCTCTGCGAGAAGCAGGCCCGGTATGGCGACACCAACATTGAGCAGCTCGGCATACATGGAGTAATCAGCCGTATCGGAAACGACAAGATCGCTCGTGCAAAGAAGTTTTGTAATGGCAAGATTGTAGATGGCCAAGTGATTCTTGATCCGCTTGATGAAAGCACATACGAGTCCCTGACAGACACGCTGCTAGATATCGCAAATTACGCGCTGATTGCTGTTGCGCTTCAGCGCGGTCTCTGGGGAGCACCGATGGAGCGAGATCTCCCAGGGCGATCAGACAAGTGAATCCGCAGTTCATTGAGGCCCTCAAGGCAGCACGAAAGGAAGGGCGTACAGATGCAATCCGAGAAGGAATGCGCGCCCTCCACTCGGCGACAGCGTGGGCACTGGCACAAAAGAGCGACGATGCATACCATCGTGGCTTACGAGACGGAATCTTGTTAGCAATGGAGGCGATTGGGTATAACCGATGGGAAGCACAACGCGGTATGAAATCTGGAAAATCGAGCAAGCAGAAGAAGGGGTAGGGTATAGATGGGCGATATGGGACCAGGTAAGCAACACGGTCGTAAAAAGCGGATTGTCCGCAACGGCAGACGACGCCGTAGGAACAGCGAAGTTTTGGATTGGGTTTCTGACCGATATCGCAAACCGTCTGTCGCGAGTAGGCGAGTAAAA